TATTTTTGTATATGTGGAAAACTCTCAACCCCAGTAATTGCAAGGGTTACAGGGTGCAAATCTTGTTTTTTTGTACTTTTCAGGGTGTAGGGGGCTATATAGTACCTTGATACAGATATACCCCTGTACGCCCGTATTTTTCGATTTAAGCGATTTTTATATTTACACTTGCGGATAGTTTCTTGTATAATTACCACAAGTAAAGGAGCGCAACCGCTTATTATAAGCCCTTGAGTGATACCGCGTTACGCCCAACCAATCGACAGCAGGGGAAAAGATAGAACAGGGCGCGCCAACAGGAACAGCACAACAGCGGACAGCAGGAGGGAACTCCTCCCATAATCTAACTTTAGGGAATAGTTGAATAGACCCCGCGCACAGCAGGGGAAACACCGCAACAGCGGGAGCGGGAACAGAGACCGCACACGCTGGCGGGAGCGGGGGCGAGTGGATAGCCGTTCTGTCCCAAGAGAGTGATGGCTCTCATACATATATATATGGTGTTTTCATAAATCGAAAACAACCTAAAAACACTTTTCATAAATCGAATAACAAACACACAGAGGGAGCGAAAGCGACCCTCTTTTTTAATGCTCTTCAGGGACGAGACGAAGGGGTTGGGATGTCCCAATGGAACTTTTTGGGAGAACTATGCCCTGAAAAAATTATAAAAAATATGAAAAACAGGTGGGGTGTCGCATACCTTTAATCACGCACCTAAAACATTTAGGTTTTGGAATAATACTTTTTTCAAGTTGATAGAGCCTTTTGGGTTCTCTCTATAAACAGAACCCTGTTCTCCTTAATATAGAGCTATCGTTTAACTGGCAAGACACTTAATTGTATTTAGGTTCAAGTCCTAATGGCTCTAGTTTCCCCCTATTAGTTACTTTCATAGTCATCTAATTGATAACCTCCTCTCATTGATTGGTGTCTTTGGGGAGTCGCACCTAAACTGACTCCCTACACATATAAAGGAAGGTAATAAAGATGGCGAAAGATATTAGTGCTGTAGAGACCTATAGGGCGATATTACAGACAGACTATTGTGAATATGTAAAGTATGTCCATCAAGGCTCTTGGAAGAAGACACCATTTCACAACTTTCTGTGCAAGTATGTGCAGAACTTTGTTGAAAGAGATACAGACAAGCCTTATGAGATATTAGTTATTAGCACACCACCACAGCACGGAAAGTCGCAAAGTGTAACAGAGACACTTCCAAGTTGGTACTTGGGAAGACACCCAGATAATCGTGTTATTGAGATTTCATATAATGAGGACTTTGCTATTAAGTTTGGTAGAAGAAACCGAAAAAAGATAGAAGAGTTCTGTGGCGATGTGTTTGGCATTAAGTTATCGAGAGATAACAACCGAGCTGTAGAGTTCGAGTTACAAGACCATACAGGCGGAATGTTATCAAGAGGTGTTGGTACTGGTGTAACAGGACAACCTGCTAACTTAATGATAATAGACGACCCTATAAAGAATAAGAAAGAAGCCTACTCGAAGAGCAGAAGAGACTTAATCTACGAAGAGTGGCTGATGTCATTCAAGACAAGACTTGCACCACACTCGAAAGTAATCCTGATTATGACGAGGTGGCACGAAGACGATTTAGCGGGTCGCTTATTAAATGAAGAAAACAACATCAAGTTACTGTCATTCCCTTGTGAGTGTGAAAGTAAAGATGACTTACTTAAAAGAAATATTGGAGACCCTCTATGTCCACAGATTGGTAAAGACAAGGCGTGGCTAGAAGAGTTCAAATCATCATTTATCTCACGAGAAGGCTCAATGACTTGGAACGCACTCTTTCAAGGAAGACCTACCGCAATGGAAGGAAACATCATTGAAAGAGATTGGTGGGAATATTACGGAACTGGTTGCAAGACAATCGAGCTACCTAAAATACACACTTGGGTAATGAGTGTCGATGCGACATTCAAAGACGAAGACCAGAGTGACTTCGTAGCAATACAAGTATGGGGTAAGACAGGTGCTAACTGTTACTTGATAGATGCGGTTAAGAAGCACTTAAACTTCCCAGATACGATAATGGAGATACGAAGACTTCGTGGTATGTATCCAGAGTGCAAGACTACCTTAATAGAAGATAGAGCGAATGGTAGTGCGATTATCACAATGTTACGCAGAGAAATGACAGGAATAATTGCTGTTCAGCCTATCGGCTCGAAAATGGCGAGAGTACAAGCGGTTCTCGGCTCAATCGAGTCTGGAAACATATATCTGCCGAAAGACAAGCGATTTACAGGCGATTTCGTTGAAGAATGTAGTGCGTTTCCTAATGCGGCACACGATGACCAAGTCGATTGTATGTCACAAGCGTTAAATAGGCTTATATATCAACGAGCAACTAATCCAGTAGCAGAGAAACTGAACGATTTTGACAGAATGTTTCCTCTGTGGCGTAAGCAAAAGACTAAAGGATATGGGAAGGTACAAGTAGTATGATGGAGATTTATTTACTAATAATGGCTGTATTGACACCATTTATGACAATTACAGCGTTTATTATCGGCTTCAATGTAAATGCACCTAAAAAGATATTTGCGAAGAAGCCTAAAAAGGTTGAAAAGACCGAAGAACAGATAATGCTCGAAAGAATAGACGAAGCAAAGGTTTACTAATTGAAAAAAACACGCATTTTTTTCAATGATAACCATAAATAAGCGTTAAGAGGTAAAAAATGACAGATTTTTATGACATTATCGACAGATATAACAAGTCAAAGACATATCTGGCAAAGAAGAACATATTTAATAAGACAGAGAAGAATTGGCAGATGTATGTCGGCAAACAATGGGAAGCTGTAGAAGACTCCAAAGGTATGGAGAAGCTACCAATGCTAAATTTCATTAAGCCGACAGTAAAATACAAGGTTTCAACCATTGCACAGCACTCTGTAACAGCACTATTCAGCGACTTGAATAACGAAAATGCTGAAACAATCAGTAAGTTGAACGATTTATTCGAGATTTCGTGGGATAAGGCAAAGATGAACAGAGTTGCTTGGAAGAACCTTAATCACGCCGCTATTCAAGGAGACTCTTATGTGTATTGGGGCGAGGGTGGAGATACAAGATTAACACCACAGATTATCCATAATACACAAATGCACCTTGGAGACGAGAATATTACAAATATTCAAGACCAGCCTTGGCTAATCATCGAAGAAAGAACACTTCTAAAGGTAGTTAGAGAAAGAGCAAGATTACAAGGACTTGATAAGTCGGAGATTGGTCTTATTCAGGCAGATAGTGATGATACAAACAATCTTCTTAATAGAGACGAAGTAAATAACAAGGTTACCTCACTTCTCTATATGGAGAAAGACAGAAAGACAGGCGTTGTTTCAGTAGCAAGATGCACGAAGAATGTTATGTACGAGAAGTTACACCCAATTCAACAAACAAAGGGTGGCGAATACTTCGGAAACGGACTAACTAAATACCCAATCGTACCAATGATTTGGGAAGAAGTACCAAACAACGCAAGAGGAACAAGCGAAGTTGAGCAGATGATACCTAATCAGCTCGAACTTAACAAGACACTTGCTCGTAGAAGTATGTCGGTAAAGATGACCGCATATCCAAGAATGGCTGTTGATGACACAGCGATTGCTAATCCAGAAGACCTTGATAAGGTCGGTGCTGTTATCAAGTTAAATGGCGGACAGACACAAAGCATAGCAAATATGATTTCGTATCTTGCACCACAAGCAATGAGTGCAGATGCAAAACAACTGTCCGAAGACCTACTTGAGCAGACAAGAGCGTTAGCAGGAGCAAGTGATGCACAACTTGGTAATGTAGATTTATCAAGAGTATCTGGCACAGCCGCACAGACTATTAGAGACCAACAGCAAGTACCACTCAACGAGCAGGTATCAATGTACCAGAACTTCGTTGAAGATGTAGCACTTCTTTGGTTCGAGATGTGGAAAGCATATTATCCAGAAGGTGTAATGATGGACAACATTATGGTTTCTGCTGATGAGATTAATGCAATCGTTCCTAATGTAAGAATTGATATTGCAGAGGACACAACACTCTCAAGAATGGCGGCACAGCAAGAACTAACAAATCTATTCAATAACAACAAGATTACATTCGAGGAATATGTAGAGGCTTATCCAGACCACTCATCAATACCAAAGGATGTACTTATGGGTATTGTTCAGGCTCGTCAAATGCAACAGCAACAGCAACAGCAGATGCAACCGCAAATGCAATATGACGAAATGGGCAATCCAATAATTAACAATGATGTAACAGACGGAGTAAAGACAGGTGGAGCAAGTAGTGGCTCATACCAATCAATGCAAAGTCAATTAGCAATGTAAAGGAGTAGAAAAATGGCTAAAAAGACAACGCAAAGCAAAATCGCAAAGGCAACAAAGAGTTTTGCCAAAGGTGCTGTTCGTGGTGCTACCCTTGGAGTGTCTCCATCAAGCATTTCTAAAACCGCAAACAAAGTAAGTGGGACTACATTTAAGGGTACTTCATCAAGCAAGAGCCAATCTACAGTTAGAAGTGGAAATACATTAAATAGGGCAAAAACAAGACCAAATGTTGGCACAGGACTTGCTAGTAATGGCACTATCGCTACATCAGCAACACGAAGAAAAAACTCAACAACAAGTAGCAATACATTAAATAGAATAAAAACAAGGAGCAAATAAATGGCAGAGAAGAAAGAAGTTAAGACAGAAGTTAAAGAAGTTAAAGTAGAAAAGAAGAACGAACCTCTGTGGGTAGTAATACCTGAAAAGTAAAGGAGCAGATTATGGCTTGTAAGAAGACAACAAAGAAAGCAACAAAGAAAGGTGGTTGCGGTAAGAAAGGTTGCAAGTAATGGCAGACAAGAAGATTACCGCAGAAGATTTACTTAATGGTATTAAGGGTATGAGCGAGGCAGAGGTGCTTCGCTCTGCCGAAGATTTTTTCAAGGATGTGGAAAATAATGAATACACTATTGTACCCACTTTATCTAATTTTGCTGATTTTATTGGTCAGTCAAGAGCAGATGTTCACGAATGGGTTAGATTACATCCAACAGCAGGGAAGCAGATTGCTTCTATGTGTGCTGACACTATTGCTTCTGGTGCAATGCTGAAGAAGTATGTACCAAATGTTACCAACTTCGCACTAAAGAATATGTGCGGTTGGGAAGAAGCACCAAAATCATCGTCATCTAACAGCAAAGATACAGCCGATGAAAAGAAGGCTAAATCATTGCTTGATGAATATAACGCTCAACAGAGAAGAAAGAATATGTACTCTATTGGGTAAAACAACTTAATAACAGAAAGGAATTGAGAGATGGAAGATTACATCAACGATATAAGCGTAGAAAGTCAGGAAGTCGCTGAACCTGATGATGTAGAAACAAGCGAAGAAACACAGGAAGTCGCTGAACCTGTAGAAACAGTAGATAATTCCGTGGAAGAAACAAGGACAAAGCAAGATGCCGCTTTTGCAGAACAAAGAAGGCAGATTAGGGAGCAAGAAGATAGAATTGCAGACCTACAATCACAGAACGAGCAAATGCTCAATGCTTTACAGAGATTTTTCGATGGAGACAACGCTACTGACCTATCAATCAATGCAAACGCATACGCAGAACAGAGAGACCCTGCCGAATATCGTGCAGAGTATGAGCGTAATGCAGAGGTTGAGAATTTAAGAAAGAACAACGAGGCATTACAAGAACAACTCAATAGTCTCAAAGTTGAACAGCTTATGCGAGATGGCTTGAAGGAAATTCAAGAAATCGACCCAAATGTTAAATCACTTGAGGAATTAGGAGAAACTTTCGCAAAGTTTATAGGTGCAGGACTTTCTTCAAAAGAAGCATATTATGCGACTATCGCAAGAGATGCAAGAGAGAAAGTACAACCACCTGACGCTATTGGCAAGGTTGCTGATACGCAAATCGAGAGAGACTACTATACCTCGGAAGAATTGGATAATCTGTCATCGGATGAAATGGATGCTAACTGGGATAAGGTTATGCGTTCGATGAATAGATTAAAATAATTAATTGCGAATAGCAGAAAGGAATTAACAAATGTCATACGCTAATTTTAAGGCTAAAGTATGGTCAAAGGCAATCGACAGAGACCTCGAAAGAGTATGCGTATTTGCCACAGACACAAACCAGAAGTATTCTGGAGAAATTAAGGGAATGGGAGACACAGTAAGAATTGTTGGTGTTGGTAAGCCAACTGTTTCCACACACACACTTTCAAGTGGTAAGCTCACACTTTCAACAGCAGAGGAAGTAGCAGATACATCTGTATCTCTCGTTGTTGATAAGGCGGCTTACTTCAACTACGGAGTTGAGGATATTGATAAGTCACAGGGTGCAGGAGAGGTTATGTCTGTACTCAATCAGGAGTCTTCCGAAGAGGTTGCTAATGTAATTGATAAGGCAATCGCAGACCTGTCAAAGGGTTCAGTAGGAGTACAGAAGTATTCAAACTCCAACACAGTTATCACTAACCAGAACGTACTTGAGGTACTTGACGCTTGTCAGCAGAAGCTGTTTGAGAACGATGTAAACCCATCAACTCTCGTTACAGTTACAATGCCACCTTGGATGTATAAGCTCTTTAGACAGGCTTATGAGAAGCTCGATACAGACAACAGCGATATGGTGAAGAACGGAAAGGTTGCTACATACGCAAATATGACAATTAGAATGTCAAACAATGTTGCAATGAACTCAAGTAGCCACCACCTCGTACAGGTTAAGACACAGAGAGCTATTGCTCTTGCCATGGGTGACTCTCATGTTGAGCCATACAGACCAGAGCAGAGCTTCACAGATGCTGTTAAGGGCTTCAAGCTCTTCGGTTGCAAGATTGTAAGACCAAAGGAAATGGTTACAATCGAGTGTTCAGCATCCTAATAGGCTCGTTCAATAGCACTATATAAGAAATCTATAAAGGAGTAAAAATAATGGCAGCAGATATTTCAAGAACTGTTTTGAACCTGAACACAGCTTCAAAACTTACAGCAACATCAAAGTCAGCCGCTTGTACTATAGATGCAAATGGCGGAGACTATAAGACACTTCTCATCTTTGCAAACGCAGGAGAGGCAAGTGCAACAGCAACAATCGCTATTGGTAATGGTATTCAGGGAGTTGGAGCAGACCTCGTTGTTACAGTAGGTGCAGGCGAGACTCACGCAATCGTAGTAGATAGCGGTTACTTCAAGAATGTAAGTGGCACAAACAAGGGACTTATTAAGGTTACACCTTCTGCCGCACTTTCAATCACCGCTGTAGAACTTCCACAGTAAGTTAAATTATGTATGGGGTAGGGAGAGGTGTCTCTCTACCCCTATTTTACAAAGAGGTAATTTATGACATACGGAGATTTACTAAAAAGAATAATCGACCTCGGCTTTGAGGAAGACGATGTAACAGAAGAGTATGGCAGACTAATTAGAAATGCTATCAATCACGCTTCATCAATAATTTTCTCAACTGTAGCACTTCAAATTGAAGGCTATCTGTTAAGTGATACAAGCAAAACTGATTATAGCGATAGTGCATTGGTATCATTCGATGCAACTGACAGAATTGAGCCATTTACTTATGTTACAGAAAACACAAGCGATGGTGACGATATGAATGTTCCTCGCATACTTGAGCCACTACTACCTCTTTTAGCTTCTCACTATGTGTGGCTCGATGATGACCTAACAAAGGCAACATATTATTACAACGAGTATGACTCAATGAAGCAAGAGATATTAAGCGTTGCTTTAAGACCTCGTAACGCAGAGATAGTAGGTGGTTTCTAATGGCACAGTTAAAGATACCAGAACAGCCAACTGAAAAGATTACAAAGTATGCAGACCTTCTCGGTGTCGATTACCAAAGTGACCCAACAGAGGTAGATAAGAGAAGAAGTCCAGAAATGGTAAACCTTATCTCCGACCTTGGTGGAAATCCAATAAAGAGAAAAGGGTATCGAAGAATAGGAATGGCATACGCAGGTTTCGCTGTTGTAGATGGCGAATACTGGGCTGTAAAAAACGATACAACTACAAACTATGTAGAGATTATAAAGATAGAAATTACTAATGGAGTAATTGTAGAGTCGACTACTAAATTCCAACTGTTAAATCTTGACTTTGGAGACGCTAAAAAAGTATTCGGCTTCCAATCAGCAATTTACATTATGTGCGAAAAAGGTTGGATTAAGGCAGATGTAACAAACGAAGACATTACATATACAGGTGTTAAGACCAATATGATGTGTACTTCAACACTTGGCGAGTCTGCTCCTGCTAACGAAGGCATAATACCTACTGTTGCAATTTCGCTCAAGCCAGATGGCACTGGTGGCGAAGTTGCAGGTATGGAAGGCAAGAACCTAATGTCAATCTACCAAAAGGTATCTTATGTAGCAGACGGAACATCAACAGACTACATTATTCCTTATTATCAAACTTTCGGCTCTTGGCTCAAGGTTGAGGTAATGGATAGTAATGGTGCTTGGCAGACAAAGACAGTTGGCACAGATTACACAGTTACAGGCACAGCAACAGCAACTGGTGTAAACCTTGAAGGTACAGCAACAGTTACAAGCAATGTAATAGGAAGCAAGATAGTATTTGCAGATGCACCTTCAACACCAACAGTAGCAGGACAAGACAATGTAAGAATTACATTCGCTCCATTCAATACAACCGACAAGGTTACTATTAGTGGCACGAGTTATTCAAGAGGTTTCTATAATCCTACATTCCTAAAGCTGATGAATAGCGATGCACAGGCTTTCTTCGATAGCAGAATGTTCATTGGCGTAGGGGTACATACTTATTATTCAAGAGTAAACAAGCCGTTCAACATTGACGATAATGGATATTTCGATGTTGACAATACTGTAATGGCATATACAAGAACATCGTCATATCTTGCGGTAATTACAAAAGACACAGGAACAAACACTATTTACCTTGCAAGTGGTAGTTATAGCGACACAACACAGCAAGTAGTATTCTCTGTTAAGCCAAGCAACGCAGGTGTCGGTGCTATTACAAGTGCTGTTGGTGGAACGCTCAATGACGAGCCTATATTCCTCGCAAGTACAGGTCTATATGGTATTAGCACTAACTACTTGAGCGAGAAATACGCAATCAATCGTTCTGGCAAGATTAACAGAAAGATGTGCAAGGAAGCAAACCTTGAGAACGCTGTTGGTTGTCCGTTCAATAACTATTACTACATAGCAATTAACGGAAATATGTATGTGCTTGACGGAAGGCATAGAGACCAGAGCAAGAACGGAGACAACTCTTACGAGTGCTACTTCTTCGATAATATGCCAACTGTAACAGCAATGTATGTACTGAATAATAAGATGTTCTTTACTGACGATACATATACATACACTTGGAACGATGACATTGCAGAAGCATATCATTATTTAGACAATGCAACTAAAGTCGGAACAGTATGGCACGGAACTCCAGTTAAGGCTAAATGGTGTTCAAAGTGGGATGATGATAATTATCCACAATACTTAAAGGTTCTCTCGAAGAAGGGAACAATGATAGCAATAGATAGCGAACTTGAGACATCTTGTGATGTTACATTGTGCAAAGACGGAACAGACGAGTTATATCTTGGCACTTGGGATGCAGGAAAGTTCAAGTATAGCGATGTTGCACTTGATGCTTTCACAAGAAAGAAAGTTAAGAAATATAAGAGATTACAGATTAAGGTCGAGAATACTGAAGCAGAGCCTTTTGGACTTACATCAGTAGTTAAGACATACACAATCGGAAATTACGCAAAGAGGTAAATAAATGGCAACAAATACAATTACATTAGGCGGACAGACATACGCTATCAACAGCGAGACACCTTACATTGATGCCTATAATGCGTATAAGGCTAATCAGGACAAGATTTATCAGCAACAGCAAGATGCACTAAAAGCACAGAACACAGCAGATACTAACAAACTGAATACACAGTATGACAGTACAGCAAGACAGGCTTATGTGCAGAATATGCAGAGCAGAAACGCACTTCCTGAACAGTTGAAAGCACAAGGCATAAATGGTGGTGCAAGTGAGACAGCACTTATCAATCTCGCTAACAACTATGGCAAGAACATTGCTAATAACGAGTCTGCAAGAGGTACAGCACTTGGAGATTTACAGCAGGCTTACTCAAACAATCTCTCAAGTCTATCAACTAACTACCAGAATACAATCGCAAGTGCAGAAAAAGAAGCACTTGAAAATCAAGCACAGTACACAGATACACTTAATCAGCGTAAGCTCGAACAGTATAGTGCTACTATTGGTAGATTTAATTCTATTAGTGCTTGTGACGCAGAGATTGCGGCTTTAAGTGCTTCCGATGACCCACTAAAGGCAGAGAAGATTATGCTTGTTCAAGCACAGAGAGCTGTTCTACAGGCTTCATCCTCATCAAGTGGTAGTGGTAGCTACTATAGTAGTGGCGATAGCGATGGTGGAATTAGTAGTGGTGGCGAAAGCGTTGCTCCTTGGATGGAGACATATGGAGCAGAAGCAAAGAGGAGAAGAGAGTCAGGCTCTCCATCAAGCAACTCAAGTATATTAGAAAGATTACAAAAGACATACGGAAGTGGCTCAAGAAAGTAAAGGATAAACAGATATGGCTAACAATAATATATGGTCAAAACTGAAAAAGGCATTTTCAAAGCAGACAGCTTCTAATTTGAAAAAAGACTCTGGTAAAACTTCCACGAAGAAAAAGACTACAACAAAGTCTAAAACAAGCACAGAAACAAACACAACAAGGAACGCTTATAAGTCAGCCTATGAATTACAACAGAACAAAATTCAGCAGGCTTTCAAGGCAGACCAACAAGAAAAACTCAAGAAATCAGCAGAAACATCTTCGCAGAGAAAAGAGCAGAGAACTACTCAAAAGAACAATGCTATTAAGAATGATGTAAAGGCTTCTTTTAATAAGAGCAATCAGCAAAAGAAGAAAACACAAAATTCTTCACAAGAAGCACAAGCGAGAAATAAGGCTTGGGAAAAATCTGTTGAGAAAGAAAGAGAAAAAGTGCTTGGCAACAAGTACAAGGTGCAGAAAGAGTGGGATAGTGAGGCGAAGAAATTAGCAAAGTCTCAAGGATATTCAAGTGTAGGTCAGGCTCGTAAGCAAGGCTCAAAGGAAATGACAGCACTTGATATTAAATACGGACAGAAGAAAAACGATGTGCTGTACTCTGGATTAAAGGGTACAGCAAGTGGTCTTTCGGCAGGACTTACCGATTTATCAAAGTATGCTGTTGCTCCTGAAATTCGTTCTGCACTTGAAGAAGCAGAAGCCAACCAAACACAAGCAGGAAAGAGAGCAGAAACACTTTCTAACATAGGTGCAAGTTTTGTTGGCATTGGTGCTACAGCAGGTCTGTCCAAGAAAGTTGGAGAAGCAACTCTCAAGGGCGCAGGTAGTATGTTCGGAAGAGACCTGTCCGAAGAAGCTATTGTTTCAAGACTTGCTCCTATACTTGAGAAAAAGGCGGCTAAACTGTCTGCTAAAAAGGGCGTTGAGATTACTGGCAAAGACCTTGCCAAATCAATGTTCGCAGAATACGCACAAGATATTGGTATGAATGTTGGTGGTTGGGGTCAAGCACAGGCTATATCCGATGCTGTAAAGGCTAAAGAGAACGGAGAAAGTGGTACTATGGCTTATGCCAAGGCACAGGCTCTTAATATCTTAATGGGCGTTCCAGTAAACAACTTTGTCGCAGGTAGAGGTGCTATTAACGAAGCAAGAATTGCAAGTAAGGCTGATGATATTCTTAATCCTGATTACAACTTATATCTAAAAGATGGAGAAGACATAGGATACCACGATGAGTTTAACAAATTAACAAATGAACTTTCTGCTTTAGAAGCAAAAGGTAAAAAGCGTAAATCCGATAAGGTTAGAATTGACGAGATTAACAAGCGTCTTAACAAACTCAAAACGGAAAATGAATGGAATACATTTGACGAAGAAAAGGCTCTAAAGCTACAGAAAGCTGAAGAAGATAGGCTTAATAAAGGCTATGCTTCACAAGAGGCGCAGAACAGAGCAAGGTTGCAGAAACCTAAAGGACAGCGTATTGCAGATGAGGCTTTAGCAGAAAAAGACAAGACAACTGATTATGTTAAGAACGAAGCTGTTTCATATACAGACCTCAAGAAGCACAAGAAGTTGTATGAGTCTCATAGAGCAATAGACAATAACGGAAACAGACTATCTCAAACCGCTTACACTTCGTTTATGTACACGAAGAATAAGAAGGCAAGAGATAAAATCGTTGACGATATGCTTAAAGGCAAATTCCAATACGGAGTTGAAGGCAACGAAAGGAACATTAGAGAAGCTGTTGAGAGATTATCTCAAAATCCACAAGCGATATTCGATGAAGCAAGTAGAATTGCTAATGGCGGAGATTGGAGTGGTAGAGGTTCTCTAAAGAGAGAATACGACTTCTATTCAGCACTTTCGTTTGTTCAATCTCATTTAGACGATACAAAGATAGATTCAGAGTATGTTGTAACTAAGGATATTGAATTAAAGGCAAAATATGATGCTGATACGATGAAGTATACGGTACAGCATTATTTTAAAAACCTAGAAAATGATCAATATACCCTAGATTCATCTAAAACAGAAGTTCTATATGGTAAAACCAATGAACAAACCGTTGCCAAGGCTTTAGAAATCGAAGGCTTTACTGCAGCTACATTTGAACAAGAAAGCATTAAAGCAGATGGAACTACGATCATCGATATCTATTATGATCGTTTAAGCTATACTCTAGCTACATCAAGCAACAATAGTAATGCAGGAACCATTACTGCATATAATACAGAAAGCATTCCATTCCA